CATTAGCATTTATGTGTGATTTAGTTGACGCAAGAGTACATCATTATAATGATGGTACTTGGGAGATTGTAGAAATTTTAGGAAAACATAAAAAGGACGAGTAATGATAGAACAACTAAAAAGATGGTGTATTGAAGTTTCAAAAGAATTATGTAATGAAACGGTCAGTACAGCAGGAACAATATGTGATGAAACAAAGAAAGCAAATGCTGACTTTGTTAAAGCGATAATGAATAGTATATAGTGAGTAAATGGAACGGAGATATTAAGTGGTTAACAAAAGCTATTGGTTTAATTTTTGTAATTGCTATAATATTTGGGTTCTATTTACATAATAGAGATAGAGCAGAAGCAATAGAATATAACAAAGAAATTATAAAAGTAGAATAAACAATGGCAGATTCAGCAGCAGTTACTCCCAATATAGGGATAGTAGCAAATAATATACAATCTAAAGTAGGTTCAACATTGCTTGGAGCTAAAGCAATGGTACAGGAAGATACTAAAGGACCTTCAGCTATATTAAATACTTTAGTTGACTTACAACAACAAACTGTTGAACAATTAACTGAAATTTGGGAAATATTAAGGTCACAATTAGATTTTGAAAAAGACGAAGCTCGTAGAGCTAGACAAGAAGCAAAAGAACTTGCCCTTGAAATGAAAAGAGACCGTGCAGGTGCAGGCGGTGCTGGAGGTGGTAAACGTGGTAAAGGTGGGTTAGCTGGACAAGTTGAGGATGGCGGAGGTTTTGATTTTGGAGATATAGTAACTTTTGGTATAGCAGGATTAGCTGGTGCTCTTGGTGCAATGGTTACAGGATTTGTTGGTCGTATGGCTAGATTGATTTTTTCTCGGATTACAATGGCCATAACAGGTGTTGTATGGGCTATACTTGATGGATTTAAAGGTAAAGAAGCTTGGGGCGATATATACGGTGAAGTACCTGCATTTATAGGTGGAATGTTAGGTGGCGCAGATAAGGGTATGAAAAATGCATTTAAAGGAGCCCTTAAATGGGTGGGACCTTTTGCTCTAGCTGGATCAGTTATTCCAGTTATTGGAACTTGGTTTGGTGCAATGTTGGGTTTATTAGTTGGTGGTTTAATGGGTTACATAGGTGGTGAAAAAATAGCAGAAGCGGTATCAAAACTTGGTGATATGACTTTAGAAGACCTGTGGGGATCTTTAAGGAATTCATATAAAAACCTTAAATTAAAATTGGATGTTGCTATGGAAGGACCTCTTATAATGGCAATAGTTGAGGATGCTAAAAAGATATTTGCACCGATTGAATGGGCATTTAAAAAAATCATAAATGGACTTAAACACGCAATCAATGCTGTAATTTATTCCATTAATTTACTTCTACCTAAAGAGAATGAAATAGGTTATTTAGATATTGAACCAATAGGAGAAAAAGCAATTGCAGCTGCAAAGGCAAAAGAAAAAACAGCAGAAGCAAAACAATTGGCACTGAAATCTGAAGATAAAGAAAGTATAGTATCACCAGAAATGGTGGCTGATGTTTTGGAAGCTGCTGATATACGAATTGCTCAAATGAAAACTGACGAGTTTAAAGAAGAAGGAATGAGTAAGAAAGACTTGGAACAAATAAGAATACAAGCTAGAGCAATGTTAAAACTAGCAAACTCAGGAAAAATATCTAAAGAAAATGCTACCCTTTTACAATTAAAAGCAGAAGAGATAATTAACCGAATGACTGAAGCAGCAAAAGAAATTGAATATACAAATATAGAAGAAGGAGATAAGGTACCTAAACATATAGAGGAGCTAGTTAAAAAAGATTCAGAAAGAGCTACCGACACAACAGCTGCAGATGAAGAGAAACAAATATTAGCTGATTTTGATAAAAAGGAGAAAGAAAGGATAGCAAAAATAGAACATATAAACGAATTAAAAAAACAGGAAGAATATACGAATAGTAGAGGACTTAATGCACAGCTAATACAGCAAAATAAAGAATTAGAAAAACAGAAAGAAAAAATAGATGATTATGAAGCAGGTAAAATTACTGCATTAGACCTAGAAACAGATAAAGTTACAATAGAAGCAGAAAAAATAGAAATAGAAGAAGAAGTAAAAAAATCAATTAAGTTTGATAGAAGCAAAATGAGAAAAGGTGCTAAAAAGTTTCTGAAGGACAAAGAGGAAACAACACCTTCAGTTACTAAAGTTGATGGTTCGCCAACTATTATGTCAACTAAAAATATTAGTCAACTCCAAACTAGCTCTGTCTTTCCAGTTGACCATTCTCTTATGGCTTCCTTAAATGGGTATACAAAAACAGGATAATGATAACAATATTAGAAAACGCAAAAAAAAGATTAACAGAATTAACAGAAACAAATAGAAAAGCATTTGTTAGATTATCTGTAAAGGGTGGTGGTTGTGCTGGGTTTGGATATGATTGGACGTTTGAAAATGAATCTAAATCAACTGATATTCTTGTAGATGATATATTATTAGTAGATAAAATATATGAAATGTATCTATTAGGTATGCAATTAGATTATAAGAACGATATATTTGGTTCTAATTTTGTATTCAATAACCCTAAAGCCAAATCCTCTTGTGGTTGTGGCACATCATTTTCAATTTAGTACTTATTTAATCCCATATCTTTTTCAGTAATAATTTTGAATTGCATATTATTATCTGAACAAAATGACCTAGCAGCAGACCATTTTGCTTTATTTTTAATATAGTTAAATGACTCAATCATAAATGACCTTGTTTTTCTTTTAGGTGTTTTAGGTCTTTTACATTGCCTAGATGGTTTAATTTCTATCATATACTTTTTATCTTTAATTGTCTTAATCACAAAGTCTGGAAAGTATCTGTGCCATTTTTTATCCAATGGACTATAGTATCTGATAGGTAACTCTTCACTTGCCCAATGTACTATATCTGTATTCAAATCACAATAACGCATAAATCTCCGTTCTAAAAGAGACCTATATACTATTTGATTTGGATTGCCTACGTACTTTTTGGGATGTGTTGCTTTGTACAGACCTTTGTAACTCTTTGCCATAATCTACCTATTAATCATATAAATATATAAGTATTTATAACAAGGATAAAAATAACAATGCCAGGATACGGATACCCAAACCCAAGTAAGAATAAATTTAGTAGAAAAGTATTGCTAAAGAACTATTTAAAGAGCGCAGTAAGCAATGTTAAGAGTTTTGTGGTTAATAAGGCAATGAGTACTTTTTCAAATCCTGCTGCTCTTATTAGTAGTTTTGGTTCAACAGCCAATCAAGTAGCGTCAGGAGACACTAGTGCCATTAATACATTATTAAAGCAATCACCATTTGAAAGAACATTAAAAACTCGGGGTGCTGCTAAAAAGTATGGAGATGATCCTTTAGGTTTTCAACATCTACAATATCCATCAGATTTAACTGGCATTGAATTAGGGAATTGGATACTATTTTTTTCAATATCAACCAACATTGGTAAGAATCCAGCATACAATAAAGATTTAGAGTTAGCAGAGTCTATGGGTTTGAACCCAGGCAAGAGGTGGGTTGCTGAAGATAAACCAACAGATACAAGCAGCACAACAACAGGCAAAGCCAAAGGCGGAGGTAAATACATAGATGAATTAAGAGAAGAATATAAAAAAAGAGGTATTACTATACCTAGGGTATCAAAAACTAATACTGTATTTGAAGATGACGCAACTACAGATGTTGTAAGTGGTGCAATTGCTTTATATATGCCAAATGATATCAAAGTTTCTTATGGTGCGGATTGGGGAGCTGAAGATACAGGTATATCAGGAGATGTTGCTGCTGCCTATAAGGATTTTAAGAATATTAAAAATGACGAAACACCAATATCAGACATAGTAAAAATGATGTTAGGTCACGCTGGAGGTATAACAGCAATCAAAGCAGGTCAAGCACTTTCTAGTCTAACTGGAGGTATAGGTATAGGTGATTGGTTGAAAGTTGTAGGTAAGGGTTTTGGTATGGCAATGAATAACCGTAAAGAAATGTTTTATGAAGGTCCTGGTTTTAGGGAATTTAGTTATAATTTTAAATTTTGGCCGAGAAATCCAGATGAAACACGAAGAGTACAAGATATAATTACAATGTTCAAATACCATATGCACCCTTATAAAGATACAGATTGGGGAGGACGTATATTTAGATATCCTTCAGAATTTGAAATACATTATTTACATAGAAATGGTGTCAATGATAAGTTAAATAAAATATCAAGATGTGCATTGACCAAGTGTGATGTAGATTATGCACCTGGTACAGGTAATTTTAAAACATTTGACTCTGATAATTCACCAGTTACATATAGTGTTGCTTTACAATTCAAAGAACTAGAATATATGACGAAACAAACTATTATGGAAAAAGGATTTTAATGTCAAGATATTTTGAACAGTTTCCTTTAATGTTATATGATATTAAAGGCAATGATAATTATAAACTAGTGCCTGATATATTTCGTAGAGTTAAAGCAAAAAGTAAAATAAAAAATAACATAACTCTATTAGAGGTATATGATGTTGGAGATGGAGAAAAACCAGAACACGTAGCATATAAAGTATATGGTGATACAGATTTATTTTGGGTTGTATGTATAATGAACAATATTGAAAATGTTTATTATGACTGGCCATTATCTAATTTACAATTTGAAAATTATTTAAAGGACAAATATACTGAACCTGACGCAATACATCATTATGAAAAATTACAATCAAGTGGTCCTCAAATAAGTGCAGGACCTGAAGATTATTCTCATATGATAGAGGTCAATTCAACGGAGGCAGGTGCTGGTCCTGTGACTAATGCTGAATATGAAAGAAGAATACAAGATAAGAAAAGACAAATTAAAATACTTGATCCAAAATATCTTGATTTGTTCATAAAAGAATTTAGACTATTGATTAGACAATGATATGGCATATACTAAAGAAAAACTTACAAAAGCAGGCGACTATAATTTAGCAACTGCTGAAATATTATCTTACAAAATAGCAGGTGGGCCTCCTGGTTCGCAGGTGCCATTTAGGATTGATATACAAAATATTATTATAAGTATAGAACTACAGCAAAGTATTTTTAACCGTACAATGATTGGTAAAATACAAGTATATGATACTAAAGATGTTCGTACATTAACACCAATTGTTGGTTTAGAAAGATTAAATTTAGCATTTCATACACCAGGTCTTGCTGGTTTTTGTAATGTTGCTAACGAAGGACATCCATTTCACATATATAAAATAGAAAGTGTAGCACCTAATAGGTCAGGTGTTGCAGGCGCTCAAGCGTATGATATTTATTTTTGTTCAAGAGAAGCTTATTTTAGTACTTTCCGAAAAGTTAGTAAGGCATATACTGGCCAGGTTGAAGTGGGTGTTGAAGATATATTTAAGAATAGAAAATATCTTTCTAGTAGAAAAAATTTATATGTAGAACCTACAAGATTACCAACTAGAGTAGTTATACCAAATTTAAGACCATTTGAAGCAATTGATATGATGGCAAAGAGAGCAGTATCAGGTAAATATGAAAATGCAGGATATCTATTCTATGAAACAAGAGAAGGATATCATTTTAGAAGTATTGAATCATTATTAGCAATTGCAGGTAGTATAGCAAGACCTGCCAAATGGACTTACAATTATGGAGTAAAGGGGTTTAGACATCACACAGGCGGAAAAGAAATAGTTAAAGATATGAAAATTGTTGAAAAATGGAGTTTAACAAGACCAGTTGATGTATTAAATAATATAGATGGTGGTGCTTATGCGAGTAAATTAATTGAACACGATATGTTTAATAAAACTATTAACACAACTGAATATGATTATGCCGAAGATTTTGGTAACCATTTTCATACTGAACATCAACGTGGATATAAGACAGACAAGAAACTACCATTACCTAATGCAAAATTTGATGATACATTTAAAACAATAAGTCAAGAATACGACCAAAAGGTAATGTTGAAATCAAGTACTAGTAATATACACGATACGGTGGAAGCTGGACAGACTTATACTATAGACCCTATTAGTAATAGACACACACTACAAAAGGCATTATCTCAAAGAAAGTTATTAACTTGTGGTATATTAGAATTTACAGCACCAGGTAATTCAATATTACAGGCAGGAGATATAATCACCTTTGATATGCCATTGTTGGAACCTTTAGGGCATAATAAAAAACTTAATTCAAATCCATATTGGGCAGGACGATATTTAATATATGATATGAAGCATAGTATTAATAGAACCAAAGACCGTTATTCTATAGAGGTTAGAGCAGTTAAAGATAATCCAGCATTTCAATTTATGCCAGAACATAATAGTTGGACACATTCAGCACCTAGACCAGAAGTACATAATTTATATGAAAGGGATAACGAATTATTGGCAAGAATGTCACCAACAGGAGACGATATAGAAGGAACACCTTTTTAGAGATGAATAAAATGAAAGGGATTGAGAGAACTTCCGAGATTCGCAAATTTTTGAGACCGCTAACGCTAGGCGTGTAAGAGGATGAAACTTAAAAGAAAATGGAAGATAGTATTGTTTGTAATATTTGCGATATTGTTATTGTTATGGTAAAGGACAGATTACAGCTGGCCGTTAGAGAGTAATAGACAGGCAACACACAACGACTATGAGAACATTTAGAGAACAACTACGAGGATATGTGCTTGACATTGTGAGTAATACAGTGTATAACGCAGAGCAAGGACTGATACCCACAGGTGGCCGCCTGGGTCAGCTCTGGCCAGTTACTTATTCCGAAACACACAAAGGTAGGTATCCGAGCACCTATCATACGCAAGAGTGCGTAAAGAGTACTCAAACGAGGCTGCGGCCTGTCGCCGGCCTACGCAGGTTGCTTACGAGGTTGCGTAAACAAATTCTAAATAGTATTAAAATGCGTAAGTTGAATGGATTAAAAGAAACAACATATGGGAAAAAACTAAATGGCTGACACTAATTTTTTAGGATTTAATAACTTCATTTGGTTCAACGGAGTTGTTGAGGACAGACAAGACCCTTTCAAGGTAGGCCGAGTGCGAGTACGTTGCATAGGCATACATACACACGATAAGGAAGTTTTACCAACGGCCGACCTGCCTTGGGCGCAATGTGTCTTGCCTGTTACGTCACCAGGCATTTCAGGATTAGGCCAGTCACCATCCTTTCTGGTGGAAGGTTCGTGGGTCTTTGGCTATTTTAGAGATGGTGAAAGTTGCCAGGAGCCTGTTGTTATAGGTTCGGTACCTGGCCGGCCTATTGAAGGCGCAAATCCACAATTTGGTTTCTATGACCCAGGCGGAAACTTTCCTAGAGATATTATGTATCCAGATACCAACCGACTAGCCGCTAATGAAAAAGTTGTTGTCGCAGGACTACCGCAGGACGCCAATCCACACCCGCATTTAATATTACGAAAATTCGGATTAACAAAAGAAATCGCAACGGCCGACTTTAATGCAACGACCAATGCGGAAGATAAAGATATACCAGGTAGTGATGGCGATACCTGGGACCAACCTGAAGTTCCCTATGCGGCCGTTTATCCAATGAACCACGTCTATGAAAGTGAGAGTGGCCATATCCAAGAATTTGATGATACTGAAGACGCAGAAAGAATTTACCAATCTCACCGTACAGGTACCTCTTATGAGATAGATCCTTTTGGCACCATTGTCTACCTTAACAAAGTTAACAAATACGAAATTACATCCTTTAACAATTACAACTACATTGGTGGCGATTCAGATATCACGATAGAAGGCCGCCATAAGATTTACCTTAACAAGTTAGGCCTGGCCAATAACAACTATGATATACAGATAGGTCCGAACGCCAATATTAATATACAGGTAGATAAAGGTAATATTAACTTGGTCACCGTTGATGGCAATATCAACGTCAACAGTGGGGGTGACTATAATTTGAAAGTAAAAGGAAATTATATTAGTAAGATTGAAGGTAGTAAAAGAGAAACCATAGAAGGCAGTAAAACTTCAGATACCACAATGGGAGTTATACATAGAGGCCAGAACGTAATCATAGAAGGCTCTACGGTACACGTAATAGGCCACCCAATAGATTTAAACTAATAGGTCTCACTTATTAATATTGTAATAAAATTGTTTGTAGGAATTTTCTATATAGGCCTGCATTGTTGTTTATTATATTATTTTTTAAACTATAAATGCAATAACAGACACAAGCAAAATAGACACTTCCTTTTCCTTAAAAAATAGCCGACTAAATTTTTTTCGCTCCAGTTTTAATATACAATAACAATAAATAACTATATGATTACAAAACAATCATACGAAGACTTAAAGCCTTATTGGGATTTCCAACGTAAGAAGGAATACAATAAGGAAAAGTTGGAACACCTAGCCGATAAAATGCAAGGCCAA